TGAAGTACAGTGGAAACTAGTACTCAATGGTGGCAATGCAACAGCGAATGCTTACTACTATGCTGGTCAAGGTTACTTAAGTAGCTTGGCACCAACAGTTAGTCCAGACGCACCCGTTTGGGTTACACCAATGACACTAGCTGTCAATGGTAGTATGGTATCAGCAGTTAACCCTCCTTAATCAGTGATTGAGTAAATCAAGGAACACCCTAAAAAGTGTTCCTTTTTTATTAGAAAGAAACAAATGAACAACGAACACAATATATGGTTACATAACGATGAAGATAAGCTACGTAGCTTATTAGCAGATGAAGCAAAGATGATGCCCATGCTAGACAGTATGCAATCAACAATAAGACAATTAAAAGCAAAGCAGGCATTTCGTATCGCATTGCTTAATCAGTTACTAGATGGTACTGACAAACAAGAATAAATAGAATATAATAATTTAATAAGGAAAACAAATGAAATTATCTCAACTCACAGCAAAACCCCAACTAATAGACGTTCATATAGATGACGAAGATACCATTAAAGAATTTGGTGAGCCAATAGAATTCTGGACATGGGATCGTCAGCCTATGGATGTGTTTATGAAATTAGCAAACGCAAGCGGACAAGATACTGGTGGTATCATTAGTGTTGTTCGTACACTTATCTTAGATGACAAGGGTAAAGAAATCCTTAAAGATGATGCTATGCTTCCAACACATGTACTAATGAAAGCTATAGCGAAGGTCACTGAACTATTGGGAAAGTAACAAAAGACACTATTGATCCTAACAGTGAAAAGATGGCACTGATATTAACGATTGATAGTTTGGGTAAGCGTTATGGAATGCTACCAAGCGAGGTATTAGAAAGAAGCAACACATTTGATTTGTATATTATGGATGCGGCATTAACATTTGAGAATTATCATCATAAGAAATCCATGAACAATGGTGTTGCTCCTGCTCCAGATTACTCAACAGATGAGTTAGTTGCTATGTTCAATCAAAATAAGGATCAATAATGTCTGTAACATTAAAAGTTAATACTATAACAAGTAGTCTTAAAAGAGTACAAAAGAAACTTCTACAAGTTCCAAAAGAAGCTTATCAAGAATTTGTAGATGAGACTCCTATTCGTAGTGGTAATGCTAGGCGTAAAACTAGATTGCAGGGTAAAACTATCAATGCCAATTACCCGTACGCTAAACGATTAGATGAAGGTTACAGTAAGCAAAGCCCTGATGGTATGACTAAGCCTACAGAAGCGTTCATTAAGAAACGTGTAGCGGCAATATTAAAAGGAAAGTAAGATGGCAGATTTGAATTATACAGTAGACGTAAACACTACCCCGGGTGTAACGTCACTTAAAAAGCTTGAAACACAAGTCAACATACTTAATAATGGTTTTATTAGGTTTAGAAACACGTTAGCCACATTAAGTTTTGGTGCTTTTGCATCAAGTGCTATAAGATTTGCTGACGCTATACAAGATATCAGCGACACTACAGGTATAGCTACTCAAACTATTTTAGGCTTTAGTAATGCTGTAGCACAGAATGGTGGTAACGCAGAGCAAGCACAACAAAGTTTATTAAAATTTGTACAGACAATTGGTGATGCTATTGATGGTAGCAATACAGCACAAACAGCACTAGCCGATGTTGGCATTACACTAAAAGATATTCAAACACTAAGTGAAGAAGATTTATTAAAGAAAACTGTTGATGGTCTTGGTAAGATGACTAATGTGGCACAACGTCTTGCCGCACAGACAGCATTGTTTGGTAAAAATGCACGTGGTGTAAACTTCCCAGGTGTTTCTGGAGGAATGGGTACAGCAGTTAGTGATGCTAGCAAATTTACTGCCGCTATAAAATCAGCGGCTGATGCACAACAAAGCTTAGAAAACATTATGCGTAATCTAACTACCGCATTCTTAAGCGTTGCTAAACCCTTAAATGATATTATCAAAGACGTTAAAATATCTGTTGACCAATTTGAAAAGCTTATCAAAGTAGTTGGAGTAATTGGAGCAGTAGCCGCGTTTGGTGCACTAGCTAAAGGCTTATATAATCTAGGTAAGATAGTTAACACATTTGTTTTTGATGCTTTACGTGCTATGAACGCTGGTATGGGCTTAACAATAATGGCAAGTAAAACATTAGGCAAAGCAGTTGAACAAGTAACAGATGCTGTTGGATTAGCAGGAAATAAGTTTACCGCAGTACTAGCCGTATTAGGTCTTATTGGTGGAGCATTATTAAAATTTGGTAGTTTAATATTTAAGTTTTTAGCAGGTCCATGGGGCTTATTGTTAACTGGTATCATTACATTTAGAGAAGAATTAATGGATCTAATACCAGCGTTAAGACCTGTATTTGATTTTATAACAGATGGTTTTGATAGAGTTAAGAAAGCAATGGGTTTTGGAAAAGTTGAAGTACCAAAACTATTTGAGCAAGCAGACATTAGAAAGATTGACAATCTAACAGTTGGTATGGATGAAGCCAGTGTTAAAGCTAAAGAGTTTGCAGAACGTCAAGCAAAACTTGCAATAGAAGTTAATAAAATTGGTGACGCATACGCAAAAGTCAACACAGAACAATTACAGCGTTTAGGATTAGAAACACAATTAATTGGTAAGAGTGAAGAACAAAAAGAACTTATAATTGCATTAGAAGATTTATATGATAGACAGACAAGTGCTGTTGCCGCATTGATAGAAAAGCGTAAAGAATATGCTCAAGGTACTGAAGAACAAAAAGCTAGTTTAAGTATCATTGATGCCGAGATTGCAAAGATTAAAAAGTTAAGTACAGCACAAGGCGAAGCATTACCAAAATACATTAGTGATTTACAAAGTGCTAGATTATTAGAGCAAGATCGTGTTAACAACTTAGACCGTATTACTCAATCATTACAACGTCAGCAAGACCAAGCAGGAACCACTAGTGGCATATTCAGTACACTACAAAAACAACTTAGCGATATAATGTTTGGTAAAGAACAGCAGGGTAAGTCAATCTTTGAACAACAACGTGCTGACATAGAACGCAATATTCGTTTATTAGAAGCTGACATGGCTGGTGCTGTTACAGAAGCATTTACTATTGACGATGGTATAACTAATGTACAACAATATGCTATAGAGTTACAAAAAGTATATGATTTAACCAATCAATTAAAGCAAGCACAATTAAGCGAGCTTGATATAAGTCGTCAATGGTCTACTGGTTGGCAAGATGCGTTTAGTAAGTATACTGAAAGTGCGACTAACGCCGCAACAATGGCTGGCAACGCATTTAATAGCATTACAAGTAATATGAACAGTGCTATTGATAACTTTGTTACAACAGGTAAGTTTAAGTTTGGTGACTTTGCTCGTAGTGTTATACAAGACTTAGTAAAAATACAATTAAAAGCGGCAGCAAGTAAAATATTAAGTGGTGCATCAAATATGCTTGGCAGTTTTGTTGGATCATTATTTGGGTTTGCAGAAGGTGGGCAACCACCGGTAGGCAAAGCAAGTATCGTTGGTGAGAAAGGTCCTGAATTGTTTGTACCAAAAACAGCAGGCACAATTATACCTAATGGTGGTAGCGTTGGTAATGCCGCACAGGGCAACACATACATTACAAATAACATTAGTGCTATTGATGCCAAATCAGTCGCACAGTTGTTTGCTGAAAATCGCAAAACATTATTTGGGTCAGTACAAATGGCACAAAAAGAATTGAGTTATGGTAGATAAGGAATAAAAGATGTCAGGTTTACAATCAATATTAAATTACTGTAATGGTCTACAAATAGATAGACGCAAAGTAGTTGGCATACAGTATACACGAAATGAAATACCTCGTGTAAGTCAAACACCAACAAGGAATCCATGGAAGTTTACATTAGATATGCCAAACCGCTATCGCTACAATGAAGCACGTGCATTAATGGAAAAACTTGATACACTAGATAGAATTACACCACAAGTAATTACATTTAGTAATCTTCCTCAACTTAGTTGGATGTTTCGTTATCAAGGAAGTATGAGTGTAGCTAATCGTAATGCAATAACTGTTACTAGTTTTATTGGTGATCAACTTGTATTAGGTAACTTACCAGTAATAGCAAGTACACGTGTATTGTTTGAACCAAATGATTTGATACAGATTGGTAATAATTATTACCCATTTACAAGTACAACACAAATATTGCGTGGTACAGGAGCTACAGTTACAGTTACAACAAATAGACCAAACATCATTACAGCAAGCGTAGTTGGTAATGGTATAACAGTTGGTAATAGTTGTAATTTTACAATGTTTTGCCCTAATATGCCAACATATAAATTGATTCCAGGTGGATATCAATTAGCTAATGGAGTATTAGTTGGTAACGCATTGATTGAGTTTAGTGATAGTTTTCAATTGTTTGAGTTTGTGGGGACAGCATAATGGAAAACATCCCAGCAGTAGCTAATAATAA